TTCATCTTCTGCGAGTGGTTTGTACGAGTCTTGCCCTTCCAACAGCCCTCTTTGCCTTTGTTTGCTTCGCTGATTTTTCTTTTGGTTTCTTCGGTGTGCTTCCTGCCCCAGTTTGGTGAAAGTTCGCCTTTGGTCCCGAACATCGGGTTATTTTCACCTGAAACGTCGTGGTGGTTTTTACTAATCTTTTCTCTCGTTTCTTCTGAATGAAGTCTGCCCAACGTGTTTCCTGCTGTTGGACAAATGTTTATAAGTTTGCTAAATGGAAAACTATCAATCCAATGCTGTTCTCGCTCAATAAGGTTCATCTTATCGCACTCTTCCAAAACACTGAATGATAGACTTTCTTCGCCGTGTTTATCAAAAATTCTTTGCAAGTGAATGTTCCTGTGTGTCTGTCGCCGTAGTTGATTGAGGTGATGAAGCCTTCTCTTGTGAAAATCAACTGCACTTCCAACATAGAATCTGTCTGACCCAGTTATCTCTATTTTGTAAATTACGCTACTCATTGTTATTATCTCCTTTGTTTTGCCTACATAAGTAAGTAGTTCCTAATGGAAATAATAACGGCTTTACGACACAAATAAATGAACTATGTTGATTCTACTCTATCAGTCATTTGCTCTCCTCAATAAGTGCGCTGCAAGCAGCAGTCATTTCCTGTGCAAGGAAACGGATGTTCTTCTTCTCTTCTTCGAAACCTTCTAGTATCAGAGTCCTTGTGACGTCCATAAAAGAGTCCAAGAAGCGAACTTGGTCTGAACTTAGCTCATAATACTGAACTGGTAGCCCCAGGTTGGACTTTATGTGATAGGGAATCTCGTCATAGGCTTTCTGATAGCCTAGTTTTGAAACATTCTTCGCCATTTTCTTTTCTTCCTTTCGAATCTCTCTATTGCTCTTGGCTTCTCTAGGTCTAGGTCGCTTCCCATAAGCTCTCTATAACCAGAGAAAGTATCTATTTGATAAAAATTTTGTAGTTCTAGTGTCTCTACTTCTACATCACTATAAAGGTTCTCGAACACTTTGTCAAGAGAAAAGAACCGACCTACATAAGATTCTTTCATAGGTCTTTTTTTCTTTTTTCCGTTCTCAACAAAGAATCTCGCAACCTCCATTGACTTGAAGTGCTTCGTTGTTTCCTCCAACTGGGCTTTGTTAAGCGTAAACCCAGCCTGAACACCATTTGTAACATTCTTTCCCTCGTAAGTCAAGCAAAAGTTGTTATTTAATTTTTGTATCTCGCCTACGCCTTTTCCTCTTCGTGAAGGTTCTATAACGTCGGGGTCATACACTCCCTGTGGAAAGGAAACCCAGAACTTATCAAAGACTGACCATTTGGAAATCTTCCTTGATATCTTGTTTGCTACATTAGCCCCATAAAGAATTGACCAAGCAAGGCAGTCTCTTCGTTCTCGGTCTTTTGGGTGAATAGGAAGATAGTAGATAGGAATTCTTACGTGCTCGAAGGTTTCCCTGAGCCTGTTCTTTCTATCTATGCTGAAAGGGTCCATTACCCAGTCTCCGACGATCTCTCTTATTAGAGGTTGGAACTCTAGGTCAGAAACTACCCATATAACTTTGCAGCCAGCAAGGGCGCATTCATAAACTGAACGTTGAATAGCATAGTAGTCTTTATCCAGAGGCATAAGGCAGTCGTGCCAAGGGAAAACATAATCAACCCGCTTTTGACCTGCTATTGGAATAATGCCTGCTAAATCACTCGCTGTTTTCATTGAGAGTCTCCATAATAAAGTTCAGGTAGGCGAAGTCACTATTATAACATACTTCCTGCTTTTCGTAAATAAAAGAAATGCTTTCGGTATTGTGCCTTAGTGGTCGGTCTATATCAAAAACCTCTCGCTTGTGAGACTCGTAAATAGTATCTGGGGAAATGCCTTTGGAAGTCAATAGGTCTTCTATTTTGAACCTGCTGTATAATTCTGAATACTGCTCTTCATTTACCTCTGACTTTGGAATGGTGCTGTATGCTACAAGATCTTTTATGAGAGGATTTGAATAACGAAGTGTAGAGTAGAACTGAACCCTCTCTATGAAGCCTGGCTCAAAAGCTAATTCTTCAATAGTTATTCTTGCTCCGCCCTTTGTTATATGAACCCAGTCTAGAACTCTAACTTTTTCATTATCTCTTTTTACTGGGTCTGGTAGATTCCTTAACCCTTCTTCATCAAAGATATATAAGTGCTCGTAAGTGATCTCGAATCTTTTCTGTGAGGTCAAGAGACTTAGAGAGTTTTCTCCAAGAGTTGCGTTTCTTACTTTATCAGAGAATGGAAGAAGCCCCGAGAGCGACAGGTAGAAGTAGGACTTCTTCCAGGCTGAAAGCTCTTCGGGCTTAAGAAAGGTAGGTTTTTTAGATTCTGCATAGACAACAGGGTAGCCCTTCTTCATTGCAAATGAAAGCGAGTCTAATGTAGCACCGAAAACGAGGTTCTCATAGTGCATTAGTGACCCTGGTGGTTTTCTCGGTAGGCTGCAATGGTATAGGGGAAGTGCTCTTGGGCAAGTTCAAGACAAGCCTTCGCTGCTTGTTGAATTTCCCACTGGGCTCCCTCGTGGTCACGTAGAGAAATAAACTTGACAAGGTTATTCAGATTAACAGACCCAATATAAGTTGTGTAGAGGTTCTGGGGAAGAACTCCTCTTGCTTGTTCACGACACACTCCATTATCAAGCAACTTATTGAATAGGTCAAGAGAGCGTCGGTGGTGCCACATTACCGCATCACTTGCCAGGGTTGCTGGTGTCGGAAGTGGTAAGTTTTTGTATTCTGCTAGGTTCGGATTGACCCTATCCTCATTGCTTGCCTGGCGATTAGTCTCGTGCTGTGTTCTGAAAGACTTTGGTTCATAAAACTGAATATCTACGTCAGTATAGCGACGAGAAATCTCGTTATAACTCCAAGTTCTATGTCGGTGGTGCTGAGAACGAACAAAGAGAGGGACAACAAACTTAAACGTCAAGAAGCAGTGTTCCAGCGTAGAAGTGTGTTTGTGTTTTACGAGATAGTTGATAAGTTTTTTATCTTTCTCGTCAAGCTTTTTCTTCTCAACGCCGAAACTCACCCTTGCAGCATTGACAACGGATAAATCGTTCCCTACTGCTTGGACAAGTTCTACTTTACCGATGTCATCTCCGTAGAGATAAAGTGTTTTCCCTTTGTTCTTCATTCAACCCTCAACATAACCTAAAACATAATTTTCAGAAACAAGACTTACCTTGCGACCATTGATATCAACCTGTTGCAGCATATTAGAAGGAAAGACAATATAGCTTCCCTGCCTCCAAGTAGTGTTGCAGTCTTGAGCGACTGCTACAACCTTTGCAACCTCGAACTCTGCTTTTGGCTGAAAGCCCTCGGGCAAGAGAACATCTTTCTGTTCTTCTTGCTCCGAGACTGACAACTCCAATAAAAGATTTCTATTGGTAGGTGTGAACATCTACTGGACTCGCTTCACTGTTGCGTAGAAGTCCATAAGCTGCTCTGGGTCTACGTCGTTCTTAATCATTCGGAAGGCTTTGACGGCGAGAGAAATCTCATCCTTCTCCAACCAACCATTCTCAACGTAGTTAACCTTCAAAGCACGCTTCTGCTCCTTGAAAGGCTCCATTGCATCCTCAATAGCTGCGAGTGAAGCGATGTAATTAATGATTCGCTCCTCTTTCTCTTCTGCTGTTGTTTTTACTGAATCAGTCATAATGTTCTCCTTTGTTTGACTGTGTGCTTTACTATAGCACGGTTATTATCTAATGTCAATAGTTTTTTTTGTTTATCCACACTGGGCATAGCCACAATCTTTACAAGTCTTGCAGCCGTCTTGATAAATCATTCCCTCTGTGCTTCCACACTCAGGACAAGTCTTATCACTTGCTTCGGTTCCGTCAACAATGTAGTTCTTTAAGATTCTGGAAACGCACTTTGAGAACGAGAACATATCGCTGCCCTTATCCTTCTGTAGTTGTTCTACCATAAACCTTACCTCTGAACCGTGTCGTAGACCAAGTGAAATCATTCTTGTAAAAGCTGAATTGTTCGGGTTATCGAACACCTTTACAACATCTTTTATAACACCTCCTTCTCCGAAAGTCAAGTCATATCTGTTATCTTTTGACTTAAAAGAGTTCTTTTTCAAAGAGCCTGTTTTGTGCTTCTTTGGAATCTCGATAAGACTTGATTCTCCACCAAGAATCTCGTAAGGCTTGCCATCCATCTTGCCGACAAGAATTGTCCAAGGCTGACCTTGAATGCTTGTGTGGTGAATGTCACACTCTAACTCTTCTGGACGCTTTGGTGCTGAACGCTGAGGAAAGTCCTCTGTTGTAGTTGCCTCGTTGTTCGTGACTAAAACGCCTGAACGTGAGCCGTCAACATAGACTGTGATTCCCTTTAGCCCTCGCTTCCAGCCTTCTCGGTAAAGTCGCTCAACTACTGCTGGCTCTGTGCCTGCTGGCAAGTTGATGGTTGATGAGATAGCGTGGTCGATAGAGTTCTGAATAGCTTCTTGAATCTCCACTCTCTTCATCCAGTCAATTTGGTCTGACTCAACAAAGAAGCTTGGAAGCTCTTGACCTGGGTTTTCAGCTAACCACTCTTGTGCGTTGTGGTGAAATACCTGAAACTCTTTCCACCCGTCACCCAACTCATCTACGAAGTCTGGCGTAATGTCTACCTCGTCGTGAGATAACTTGCGTCGTCTAATGTAAGAGTTCCTGAACACTGGTTCCAAGCCTGAACTTGTCTGAGACATAATAGAAACTGAACCAGTTGGAGCGTTCGTCAAGATAGAAATGTTTCTTCTACCGTGTCGGGCAATGTTTTCTTTTAAGTCTTGAGGAAGACGTTGGATAAAAGCGTTATTCTGTTCTTTGCCCCAGTTGAAGACAGGGAATGAGCCTCGCTCTGTTGCAAGGTTTAGAGACTCGCCATAGGCAGTGTTGCGAAGTGTCTCGTAAATGCCTGTAATAACTTTAATGGCTTCGTCGCTGTCGTAGGCAAGATTCATTCTCGCAAGAGCATCAGCCAAGCCGTGAGTTCCCAAGCCAGTTCTTCTTCCGTCAGCAGCAGCAGATAAAAGCTTTGTCCAAAGCTCTGTCTCGTCTGGTGTGTCCGAGGCTTCAAGAATGTTATTTAGTTTTTCCAACTCTAACTCAACCAAGTCGTCTGAAAGTCGCATAGCAGTTGAAACCGTCTCTGTGAACTTCTGGAAGTCAAACCTTGCTTGTCCTGTGAAAGCATTCTCAACAAAGTTTTTTAGGTTCACGGAGATAAGGCGACAAGAGTCATAGGCTGAAAGAGGAATCTCCGCACAAGGGTTTGTGCAAATAGTTGCGAAACCTTCTTCCTTATATTCATTTGCTGGTAAGTTATCGCAAATGTTGTCCCACATAAGGATGCCTGGCTCTGCTGTCTCTGTTGCAGACTGAACAATCTGGTCCCAAACTTCACGAGCACGAACTTCCTTTGTGTAGGTTGGCTCGTCGCTTCCAATAGGAAAGTGAAGGTTGTAAGTCTCGTCAGCTTCTACTGCTCGCATAAAGTCGTTAGTAATCTTTACTGAAACGTTAGCACCTGTGACCTTCGTCAAGTCGTGCTTCATCTTTACGAAGTGTGCGATGTCTGGATGGCGAACATCCATAGAAATCATTAGAGCACCTCGTCTGCCGTTCTGCCCAATCATTCTACAAACATAAGAATAAAAGTCCGCAAACGACCAAGCGCCTGTTGTTGTGCCTGCTGAATTATTGACGATAGAGCCGTCTGGACGTAACTCACTAATGTCCAAGCCTACACCGCAGCGTCTCTTGAACAGGTTCGCTAAATCTCGCCCTGCGTTGATGATAGAGGAGACATTATCCTCGGGTGAAGAAACTACTACGCAGTTTGATAAAGAAACATTTACGTGGTTGTTTCCGATGCCCATCATAGGTGAGCCTTGAGGGACAATGTAAGCAAAGTTGTCGAGGTGATTAAAAATCTTCTCTTCGGTTAGGGCACGAGGACCGCCGAACTTTGTTTCCATTCTAGCAAACTCCGAGGCAAGACGCTTATGCATGTCTCGTGGAGTTAGTTCCTGAAAGTTGCCTTCTCTATCCTTTAGGCAATATTTAGTCATAAAGACGTTGGTAGCGAGTTCATCGCCGTTGAAGTACTCTAAGGTGGCTTCACGAACCTGTTCTTCTGTATACATTATTAGTTGTTCTCCTTGGTTTCTCTTAATTTCTTTTGGTGTTCTCTATATCTATCTTTTAAGCCCTGAGCTTGGTTCTTCACTATTTGACTTGAAGCCTGGGCGATTGTCTCACCAGTTGTTGCAGACATTCTTATCTTGACGTTACTGGTGTCCATGAAAATTGGGTAAACGAGTCCGTCTGGACCATTGCGATTCTTGGCTACAAAAATCCTTCCAGAATTGGTGTTCTTATCTTCGACTGTTCTTGAAATCGAGAAAATAAAGTCTGCGACGAAGCACTTATTGAAAGCTTCTGAGATGGACTCCATTGTAATAACTTCGGCATTAAGACCTGACCTATTCGTTTGCGATGCTGTCCAAACAGGACAACTATAAATTTGGGCGATTGCCCGTAGCTCTTCATAAATAGACTCTAATTCATTTCTTTTCTCTCTTTGAGTGGAAACAGGCTTCAATAAATCACCATAGTCTACAATAACCATTCCAATGTCGTGACCTCTTCTTACAAGCCTCTCCAAGTGTGCTTTCAGAGTGCTCGTGTTGGCTGACTTGGTAGGATATTCCTTTACGATAAGCTTGCCTTCAATCTCTTGGATTCTATCAAAAACCTTTTCCTTATTCGCTAAGACGCTGCCTAATGGAATGCCTGTGATGCAACTGTCATATCTTGTGGCAACAACAGTGTCTGCAAGCTCCAAGGTGTAGTGGACAACCGTCTTACCTGAAAGTAAGCCTTGAACTCCAAGGTGGACAAGAGCCATAGACTTGCCTGCGCCAGTTGGAGCAATACAAACTCCCAACTCGCCTTTGCCAAGTCCGCCGTGACTAATAGAGTCGAGAGCTTGCCAGCCTGTCGTAACAGGGTCTCTTGCTTTCAACTCAAACCGCTTCTCAAAGTCAACAAGATAATCATAGCCAAACTCGTTACTTGAACCGAGATTGATTGATTCAGTCATCGTCTTGGCTATCTCGTCAAAGCTTGCTGTTTTTACAAGGTCGACGCACTTGAGCATTGCTTTCTTTACATTTTGCTTTCGGCAGAACTCAAGAGAGGTGTCCTTTATGTAAGGTGCTGTCGTGAAGTCTTCTGGCGAGGCTGAAAGCCTTGAGAAGAAGTCTCTTATCTGCTTTTGAGCAACTTCGTTCTCACTCTCCAACTCTGCTCTAACAATAGTAAGCATCGTGTCCCTTGTTGGGTGGATGCCGTATTTCTCACGATAGCCGAATACAAGCTTGACAAAGGAACGTAGGTAGCTTAGTTCTAGGAAGTCGTAGTCAAAGACTTCGATGATTTGGTCTGCAAAAACTCTGTCGTCCAAGATAAGTTGAACCAACCCCTCTTGGAATTTTGTGCCGTAGTGTGAGAAGTCGGATTTTTCTTTTTCAGTCATCATTGCAGTTGCAGCCATTTTCATTCCTATTTATTTTTTATAGTCTCAGAATAACATAGTTCTTATCAGTTGTCAACACAGATTCTTCTAAATGTTGAATATAGTTCGCTCCAGTTGCCTGCGCCGAAGCCGTCAAGAATCATCATCTTTTCAACTTCTGTCTTATTAAACATAAACTGAAAGTTGTCCAAGGCATATCGAATCTTATTCCTATCCTGAACTGAAATAAGCGGAGAATAGAGTTGCATAATGCTATAGTTCTTTTTGATAAGTTCTTCGTTCTCGCTAATGGCTGTGTGAACCTTTAGTTGATTCTCAACGCCTTCGCAGAACTCCACCACTTCGTTGATGGTTACATCTCTATCCTCGATAAGGAAAGGAATTCGCTTTGCAATAGTTGCAAGCCCAACTCCACCTACGCCTGGTAGGTTATCTGACTTATCGCCTGCGATAGCTCTTGCAAGGGCAAAGTTCTTTGGGTGAATGCCGAACTCCTCGATGATTCTTGGTTT